GTCCGGTATGGCGAACTATATCGTCGAAGAAAAGAACCGTGTTCCGTCGGAAAAGAGATGGAACAGTTCGCAGGGATTGAGAGACCCACGAATCAAGGTCGTACACTCCAAACGTCCGGCAGCAGGAGGCAGCTATAAAAAAATAGGGTCATTTGTTGACGGTATGGTCAAAGATAGGGATTCAATACCGGAGATATTAAAAAAGTGGTATCCGGACATGGATTTCACGAACGCAAATGTGTACTATAACGATTTTAACTGCATGTTTTATATACATGCACGAATGAGGAAAAGGAGGCTACAAAGTGAAAAGACGGAAAAGACGGGCAAGACATTCAGGACGACGTGATGCGTTCCATTTGACAATGATTGCGGTATTGATGACGGTGTTGTGCTTGATGATAGTGAATATCAAAGAGCCGGAGCAGACCGAGGAGGAGCAGCCGGAGACGACACATGCGGAAGTGGTACAGAATCCGGAAACAATCGTGCAGACAGCAGAGGAGACCGAAAGCAAATACAAGGTTTTCGATGGTATGTCCGAGGACTGGGGGAGCGATGACCTTGAGGGATTCGTGCTTTATAAGTTACCGGAACAGTATGCGGATAAAGGCTATTTTCCGGAGAAAATGCAGATATACACAAGATGTCTATGCAAGCAAAATGACGTTCCCTATGCCCTTGTACTGGCAATCATCGAGCATGAATCCGGATATGAATTTGACAAGGTCGGAGACGGCGGGCAGTCAAAGGGATATATGCAGATATATGAGAAATGGCACACTGACCGGATGAAACGGTTGAACTGCACCGACCTCATGAACCCATATCAAAATGTGAGGGTCGGGATTGATTTCCTGTCGTACCTGCTCAAGAAATACGGCACGGTGCAGGATGCACTTGCAGCGTACAACTACGGTGAAAAGGGTGCGAGGGAACATTTGTGGAGCAATGGCGTGTATGTCTATTCATACAACAGTGCAATCATGCAGAGAATGAAAGAGATTGAGGAGGTGGTCGGGAAATGAGTTTTGACTGGCGACCGGAATCAAAAGACAGGTATTTCAGAAAAGCCGAGGCAGCAGTCAAGGCAGCGGGATTCGATGACATCCTGCAAATCAGCAAAGAACAGTTTGCAATCACGAAAAGCACGGTCAAGGTGTATTTCAAGCCGATTCCGAGAGAGGGAAAGACCCGCCGATGGTGGGAGGCAAAGAAAAGCATCGCAGGGATGCAGGAGCAGTCCGGAGGGCGTGACGAGTTCGGCAGGAAAAAGAAAACCATTTTTATTCATGCCTATATGGTTTTAGAAATGGAGGAGCAGGACAGGTGAGGGCAGGAAAAATCATTGAAAGAATCAGACACATGCTCAAGGTCAAGGACTGCAAACATGTATGTCTGTTCTGCGAATATTATGACATGTGCAAAGAGGAGGCGAAAGCGAATGAACATGAGATATGCAAAGAGAAGTGAGGACACGGAGCAAATCAACGTCGTGTCATGGGCGGGATGGAACATGAACCGTTATCCGGAATTAAAGTGGTTGTTCCATGTGCCAAACGGAGGCAGTCGAAACAAACAGGAGGCAGTCAAATTCAAACAGATGGGTGTCAAGGCGGGCGTTTCTGATTTGTGCCTCCCGTACCCGAAAGGCTCATACTGCGGGTTATTTGTAGAAATGAAATTCGGGAATAACAGGCAGCAGGACACACAAAAAGAGTTCCTTGCGGATATGGCAGCAGCCGGACATTTTGTTGCAACCTGCTATTCGGCAGAGGAGGCAATCAAGGTCATTGAGGAATATCTGAATTTGTCGGATGCGGTACACATGGAGAGAAATCTGAACATGAGCATCCCGAACAACAGCATCCTCAAGGATGGGAAAATCAAGAATTGAGGAGAAAAGCGATGAAAGTATTGATTGCGTTAGGTATTGCAGCGGTTGTCATGCTTGCGATGGTATTTCTTGCGGTGATTTTATTCGTGGCAGCAGTTGCGGTCGATATAGCGTCTGAATTTATGGACTAAAAAATATAACAGGATAACAGGAGGAAACAACATGAGAATTATTGCAGTAATGTCACCAAAGGGAGGAATCGGAAAAACGACGACATCCGATTCAATCGCCTATATGTTGGGCGAGGAGCAGGGAAAGAGAGTGCTTGTGTTAGACGGAGACCCGCAGGGCGATACATCAAAGACGTTCGGGGTATTTGAACCGGACGGAATCGGAATGAGTGAGCTACTTGAGAAACATGAATGTGTCGGCGGTACATACAAAACGGGTGATTTGATTCGCCCGACGGAATACTCACACGTTGACATCATTCCGGCGAACGGCTATCTCATGAAAACGGACATGAATTTGCTGCTCAAGTCAGAGGACAATCAAGTCACACGATTGCGTGAGGCGTTGGAGGAGGTAGCAGACGCATACGATTATTGCATTTGTGATTGTGGTCGACTGCTTGACATGGTGGTCATCAATATCCTCATATCGGCAGAGTTAATCATTGCACCCGTAAAGGTTGGAGGATATGAAATCGAGGCATTGCAGAACCTTGAGGAGCAGATTGAGGACTTGAGAGACATTAATCCGGATTTGAGAATCAAGGCACTCATGACCATGCGACAGAAAAACAAGACCTCTCTTGAGGTTGAGGAATGGCTGAAAGCAGATTCCGGATTTGACATGTTTGTCACTCCGGTTCGCCGTTCCATTGTTGCAGAGAAATCAACAACGGCAATGATACCACTCCCGAAATTTTCAAAGCGTGGGATTGTGTCTCAAGATTACAGATGTGTTGTGCATGAGTTACTCAAGGAAATGGAGGGGTAAGGCATGGAAAACGAGACAATACAAATCCTTGAGTTATTCGGAGGGATTGGGTCGCCTCGATGTGCCTTGAGAAATTTGAATATTCCAACGAAAGCAATCGACTATGTGGAAATCAATGAAAAGGCGGTGCGTTCGTACAATTCGATGTTCCGTGAGGAATTGGCATATAAAACACAAACGGTTGTCGGATGGAATCTAAAACCGGACATTCTGATTCATGGCTCACCTTGTCAAGACATGAGTATTGCAGGACATCAAGGAAAAGCGACAGGAGAGGGCAGAATCAACCGAGGCAAAGGTTCAGACGAGGGGAGCGGAACACGTTCCTCTCTCATGTGGGAGACAATACACATCATTGAGAATACAGAAAAAAAGGAATATAAAAGACCGGAAATCAAGGTCGAAACATCGGCAGAACAGTTCGTCGAGGCAGTCATGCAAACGGGTGTCACAGCGGAGCAGGTAAAAACGGCAATTATGAAAATGTGCGATTCGCAAAGATGCACAAATCGCCAAAACACAAATAACTGGCGTAAAATGCACGGTCTGCCTATGAGAAGAAAGCAGAAAGCGAGGAAAAAGCATGAAAGAGGAAAAAGAGCAGACAGTCATTGACAAAACCCTGCTATATCTTGAAAACTATCGTGAAATGGAGCGGTACATCAAAGAAGCGGTATCAGAGACCTCTCAAGTGCCGGATATAGACAAATACAACATATCAGCAGAAAGAGCGTTCCTGCAATCGGTCAGAGAGTGCCGTGCAGAGACGGTCATTCTGTTCGAGCATCTCAAACAGGCTCTTGCATCGCTCAAAGAAGATGCAGAGGCAGCAGGTGAGGGGTACAAGTACGACACACTTGAGGCAGTCTATATCAAGGGCAAGACATACGAGGATATAGTGAGGGAGACAGGATGCGGACGCAACTCACCGAAAAAGTGGTGCAAGGTCATGATTCAACGCCTGTCAATCAAATTATTCGGTGCAAAAGCGATTGAAAATGATAAAAACGGAGTGAAAACAGGGTGAAATGAGGGTGAAAATAGGGGTAAAAAGTGGGTGAACAAAAGGCAAAATAAACGTGATAATATGTTAGCGTGAACAGTTGAGACGAGCGATTGCAGATATGCAGTCGCTTTTTTCTTGCCTGTTTGCCCTCCTGTTATATGCGGGTAAGTGTACACAGTAATGTGCATAACTGCCCGCCTCTTGTGGATAACAGGACAGGAGAACCAATGAAGAGAGGAGAACGCAGATGCTTTTGAAGTCATGCAGGTGTGGCAAGTTGATTCCACAGTCAGTAAAGATGTGCGAGGAATGTGAGCAACGGCAGCAGTCGAGGCACATGATATACAACAACACACGGCGAGACAAGAGAGCAGCCGAGTTCTATGTGTCAAAGGAATGGCGGGCGATGCGGGAACGTATCATTGAGGTCTATGACAACGTGGATATATACGCATTGTATGTCGAGAATGAACTACTCACATGCGAACCAGTACACCACATAGTTGAACTTGAGGACGACTGGGAACAACGCTTGAATCCGTTCAACCTCATACCTCTCAACCATAAGACACACAACACAATCACTGCTCTGTATAAGCAGAGCAAAGCGAGCATGAGAGCAACACAGAAACAGTTGAGGTCACTGATTGAGTACCACTTTCGAGAGGCAGGGGGATATAAAAAAGTTTTGTGCGATTCATTTCTAGTCGCACCCCCTCTTTTGTTTGGAGAAAACTCCCCACGGGAATTTCAGCAGAAAGGTACATCCGAAAGGGGTGTCAGAATGTGACACAAAATCACTGAAATGTTGACGGAAAGGGGGTTTGTTGCTACATGGCAGGACAGAGACAACCCACGGATTTGGTTGTTATGAACGGGCGAAAACACCTCACAAAAGCAGAAATTGAGGCACGAAAAAACGCCGAGGTTGTAGCACCGAACGACAAAGTGAAACCTCCGTCATATTTGACACCGGAGCAAAAGAAAAAGTTCCGGAAGATTGCGAAAGAATTACTTGAAATCAAACTGATTGCGAATGTTGACTGCGATGCACTGGCGAGATTGCTCATTGCACAAGACCAGTACATCGAAATCACGCAGCAAATCAGAGCAACTCCGTTGATGGAGGATGCTCCGGTATATGAGACAAAGACGAATCCGGACACGGGAGAAAAAGAACGTGTGCAGGTCGGTACAAGGCAGGTCGTGAACGGTGAACGTGAGCGTCTCATGATTATTCAAGACCGCTGCATGAAACAGTGCAGACAGGGAGCATCGGATTTCGGGTTGACAGTCTCCTCACGCTGCCGTTTGGTCGTACCGAAACCACAGCAGCAAAAGCCGGAGAATAAATTTGCGAAATATGCAAATTAAGGTATGGCGAAAGCAGGAGAAACACAAGACCGCTGCACACAATACGCCCTTGATGTTGTTTCGGGCAAGATAACAGCCGGAGAATATGTCCGACTTGCATGTCAAAGACACCTCGACGACATTGAGAAATCGAAAGCAGCACCGTACAAATACTATTTCGACGTTGAAAAGTCAGAGGAAATCATCAATTTCGCAGAGGAATTGACCATTGCAGAGGGCGAAGAAAACGAGCATGTGACCGCATATCCGTTCCAGTGCTTTATTTTAGGGTCGCTCAACGGGTGGAGAACAAAGGAAAAATCATACAGACGGTTCAGAACGTCTTATGTGCAATTAGGCAGACAGAACGGAAAATCGTTCATCAACGGTATTTTGGCATGTTATTACGGGAATTTTGACGGGTACAAGTACGGAAAAATCTTTTGTACGGCTACCAAGCAAGACCAAGCGAACATTGTTTTTGACGAGGTCGCAAAATTCATCAATTCGGACGAGGATTTGTCGGAATGGTTCAAAGTGCATGACCACAACCACACGATTGACTGTCTGTTGACACATTCAGAAATCAAAGCGTTGTCCGGTGATACAAAGTCACTTGACGGACACCGTGCGTATTTGGGAATTGTTGACGAGTATCACGCACACAAGACGAATCAGATGTACAAGCTGCTTGAGGGAGGTATTAAGAAACTCAAGTCGGCGTTGATTTCGGTCATCACGACAGCAGGGTTCGACCTCAAATCACCCTGTTATAAATTGTATGAATATTGCTGCAATCTGTTAAAGGGTGTTTTTGAAAACGACAGTCAGTTCGTATATATCGCACAGATGGACGAGCATGACGACAGATATGTTCCGGAGAACTGGATAAAAGCGAACCCGATTCTTGAATTTGACAGGGATGCTCTTGAAAACCTCATACCGATTGCACATACCGCCCGTGATATGGGCGGGGAGGACTTGAGAGATTTCCTCGTAAAGCAGTTAAACATGTGGATGCAGCTCTGTACGAACGACTGAGCCGTGATGACTTTGGCAAAGATGATGACCAACA